CCTCATTTACATATCCATCAAAACCTTTGTTCTTTAACTCTTCTAGCATTTTATCTGCATTTTCTTTTTCAGAATATGCACCAACTTGCACTCTATACAGTCCGTTAGACTTCTTTTCTTCGACAACAGGTTTATCCCCTTTGACTTCTCCAAAACATTCAGCTATAGTTGTGGCATATTTCAAAGGTGTTAGTTTTTCCATGTCACTTTTTGAATCTATGAATCCACCCTCGATTATCATTGCTGGAGCCTTGCATAAAGAAACACTCCAATAAGTTGGTTTATATTTCACCTCTCTATTTGGTATGCCAATTTTATTAGATATATCTTCTGCTATTTTTTCTGCATAAGGAACTGATTTACTTTCCTTAGAATATACCCATGCCTCAACACCAGTTCCACCGCCTGCGTTGATGTGAATATCTAGAAATAGGTCGGCCTTGAACTCGTCTACCCTAGCACATCTCAACATGTGATGCTCTTTTTTATCCTTGAATTTCTCGTTATATGGGGTTACATCCAGCACAGTATGCCCCTGTTTTTTAAGGATAGGGATAAGTAATTTTACCGTTTCCTTAGTAATATCACATTCCCTTTTACCGTTGCCTACAGAACCACAATCAAAGTATTTCCCATTGTAGACGTTATGACCTGCCGATAGTGCTATTCTCATTTTTATCGTCTCCTTCTTTCTTTAACTGTGCCAATGCTTGTTCTAACCTTCCAGGAAGCTCTACTCCACACTTGCCTACATTCTCCAAAATAGATATTCCCTCATTAGCTATATAAAAATAGCACACAAGTGTTCTGAATACCCATGTGCCTTCATTTAGAAGTCTATCTAATAGAACTCCCACAATAACTACTGCTAGTATCAACATTTTTCTAAGTATCCCTTTAAACCCTATATTACTGTTCACTTCGCCATTTATAAAAGCCGCTGTAAGCCCAATCAAATAGTCTGCAACCATGAATATAACTAAAATAATTAAAGCTGTATCCCAGCCCCCAAATAGATAAGTTAGAAATGTCCCTACTACTGCAATTATTGTACTAAATGTATTCTCTTTCATTTTTACGCCTCCATTAAATTTGCATTAAAAAAGAGAAGGGCATAAAAAAAATACACCCTCCCAGGTGTTGCTGATGTTGCACATTTTAATCCTTGTGTGACTAAATATTTTCCTCTAGTATTGTAGGTTCACTTCCCCATATTGCAAATATTGCATTTTGTTGTTCTTGTGGTAGTTCTGTCTGTACTTCTTGCCTACCTATAATACTGTTCATATATGCTTTTCGGTGTGGTTGCCCTATTGGGTAAAGTGCGCCATTGTCATTGTAATATCTTTGTTGTTTTACACTTACACTATCTTTTGTCAACATATCTAAAGTTATTTTGTTTATCATATTATCTACCTCCTAAACTAATATTTTGTAAACTATTTCACCTTTGATATAAAAATTACTACTTATATCAACGGGTCTAATAGTTGTTCTATTTGAACCATACTTATATCCATACAATATCCCAGATGGATTTACCACCTCAAATGAAAATGCATCATTAGTGGCTTTACCATAGCATAGATTACTAGAAACTCCTTTGAAAGTATTGTCAACAAAGAATGGCAACCCATAAATATTAATTTGTGATTCATCGCTATACGAAAAAGTAGTCGCTTCAAGCTCAAAAAATAAAGTAACTTCATTTCCTTTTCTTATATAGCTTCCGTTTTGTACGCCATAAACCCCGTTAAATGTTGTACCAAATTTAGGTGTCCATGTTCCTTCTTCATATATAAATCCATGTGCATCTGTCACATTTTCTGCCTTATGTGTCGCTAAATCATTTGATAAATTAACTATATCGTCAGCATTTTGTTTCACTGTTTCAGTTGTTCTTCCTTGCCCTGCAAGTTCATTTACATATGTAGTAAGTGCATTTAAGTTATTTACTACTTCTTCAGGCACTTGCGCTGTTATTTGCTGTACTTCCTGTATTAGCTGTGTTAATACGGGAAATTCATTTGTACTTTCTATTGTTTCATCATTCATTATTGCTCTACGCACATAAAATTCAAATCTCGCGGATGTTAGAAGTTTATCGTTCTGCAACAGCCTTACTTCTGCATTTACTCTGCCCGGTGCTGCTATAGTATTTGTTAGAAGCACGCATTTGATTTTTCCTGCTGCTGCATCTAAAATAGACAATCCGTTTGTTGCATCCTGTACTACTGTTGTTCCATCAGGCTTTGCAAAAACAATCTCTACAGTTATACCCGCGAGGTCGTAAGGGACCAAGGATTCAACTATAGAAATATACAGTATATTTGTATTTGTATCACCTTGTACTACTTCTATTTCTTCTATTTTTCTGCTTTTCTTTATATCCAACATGATGTTAAATTCTTTTAATTGCAATTTATATCACCTACCTCTTATTTGTATAACCCATAAGCTGACAAATCTACTATGATTTCATTTACTTTATCTATTACCAAACTTAAAGCAGCTCCTTGGGAAAGCGTATTACATATCCGTTGATTGATAGGGTTCTTCCCAAAGAAACCAAGCTTTCCTCCTTGCTTTAGGTCTATTATTAGAGTTTGACCAGGGCTTACTTGATTCAATACATCAATCCAGCCTTTTATCTCAATGTTATAATTTGTTTTTATCGTGTCTCCATCTAGTGTAAATAAACTATCTTTACTTTCGTCTCCACTTGGTTCTTCGTTATATATTATCTTGTCTATTATTATGTATGTTCCCGCCACACTAGCTAATAGAACTCTATCACCTATGGAGGGTTTATAACTAGCTAAATAAGAGTATTCTTTTTCGCTCGGTTCTTCTTCACCATCAAATTGTATCTTAGCAGTGCCTATTTCAAATAGTTCTACCACTGTACCTAACTTAAAAGGGCTTTGTTCCTTACTTTTAGCCATCCCAATCAATTCTTCTGCTGTAATCATATTTGTATCACTCTCCTAGCATTGTGCAACATTTTGCCACTTGCTTTAAGTTCTATTTCCCAAGAAGTCTCTATATATTTATTTGCTATGTTTAAACCAGTATGTTCGCAGTATAGGCTATCCATATAACCATGATGCGGCATTATAGCAGTTTCAAATATAAATTTCCCGTATATTTGGCTAGCTTCATATGCTATCCTTTGGACATATTCATCTAGAGTTTTCTGATCTAATATATCATCTACCTCTCTATAGTCTACTATGTTTCTTTTTCTATTTAATGTAGATGTAGGGCTACCCGCATTATCATTTGTATATCTACTTACCAAGGGCTCTGTCTCTGGATTGCTAGCCACTACTACCCATCTATTTGGTACAGAAAACAAGTCCATCTCCTCTGTAGAAGTATCGGGAAGGATTATACTCATGTCATTATTTCTATACTCATATTCTACAGTCCTAAAAGTAGGCAATACGTAAGGTTTAGATATAAAATATCCTGATTCATCTACCCAAATACTTGTATAATTTATTTCTTGCAATAACTCATTTACTGTCTCTAATCTGCTCGTACCTATTTCAAATTCCTTATCTGTTTTTATATCTCCAACTATAGGAGGAATGTTTACCTTCCATATTCCCGCTTGATTGATTATTTTTGTTATCGCCTCTACATAATTAGTTCCAGCTACAATTCTATATCTATTATCAAATTTATCCTCAAGTAAAATCAAAGAGGTGTCATAAACCTCTACATCTCTATATATAGCATTGTTTTTAACTTTTCTACTTGGAGAGGAAATAAGAAATATCCCTAGAGGCCACTCTAGCCAATCATCACCAATTTTTAACATAAAGAAAGGCTGAACTCTATCATTCAGCCAATCTATATCTTTGAATTCACTTTCTTTAAATTTAAACTTCCCTTTTCTTTTTATTTGAGCCAAACTATTTAATCCTAAACTCCCTCCTGGAATAGAAGTTAATTCCCCTATTTTAATATCATCTGAATTTAGCAAATCATATCTAAATTTTACATCCCTGATGCCATCTTTCATATGGAGCTTGTCTGCAATATCTTTTTCTAATCTAATCACCACTATCACCTACTCTAGTGATTGTAAAATCTACTTTATACCCAAACATAACTCTTTCAAAATCTACATGGAATACTACTCCTTTTATATTTTCTCCATCTATATCTCTATACAATAGAACTTGTTTTTTGTCCACTATGGCTAATAAACTATCTAGCTCCTCCCTATCTTTTAACTGGAAAGATAAAGTTTTGTTTAATTCCTTAAACTCTGTGAATTCAACCGTAGGATACTCTCTGCCATCGAAATATACTAAATTTCCTATGTTTCCTACGCTAGTGGTTTTCTCTGGCATATTATTTAATCCATATTTTAGTAGCATAAAATTCTCTGGTTCCTTTGCTGGAGCTAAGGTGTTGTATCTAAAACAGCACCAACCTAATTTTTTATCACTATCATTAAAGTTATCATTATTATCTATAATTCTAATAAAATATTTATATTCTCTGTGATTTTCTCCTGTGCAATCTATAAAATAACCGTCTATCATATTTCCAATATAAATATTATCTCTATAAACTTGACAATTATCTGCTGATTTTATCACTACTCCATATTCTCCACTATAAATGTCTATTTCTGGTTTAGGTGGTTTTTGTGTTTCAATTGTAAAAACTAGCTCAGCCCAAGGAGAATTTAAGCTATACTCATTGGTTACTCTTAATTTTACCGTATAATCTCCATCATTTAAATACTTATCTACTTTATATTCTCTTATATTACCTCCTATAGTTTGCCCGGTATCTAATATTATTTTATCATTCTGCAATATTTGTATTTCAAATATTTGTTGCCCTGTACTATTCCATTTTATCAAGGGTTTGGCATTGTTACTTACATCTATTATTTGTGGTAATGGTGGGCTTGCTATTACATAGAAGTTTGCTATTTCACTGTATGGGCTAATATCACCAAATTGATTATAGGTTTTTATTCTCCAATAGATGTTCCCGCTTGGCAAAGTGTTTCCTGGCAGTATGTGATATTGATTGTTACTAGTTTGAGCGATTTTAGTCCAATTTAAACCCTTATCTAAACTATATTCTAAATCGTATTTATCTTGAACATCCTCACTTGTGCCTTGCACGAATTCCCATTCAAACTTTATAGGTTTTTCTCCGTCCAAATAGCCAGTTGTGGGAGATTTTAATATTGGTGCCTTTGGCGGTGCTATCGCAGTATTAAATTTCCCATTTGCATAAGGGGATTCTAAATCGTTTTGGTCTTTAGTTTTTAGCTTCCATAGGATTTCACTAGTCAAAGGTAATGTGTTCGCCGGTAAGTTATAGTATTGATTTTGGGTAGTTTGTGATACTGTTACCCATGTAGAACCATTATCAGTACTATATTGTAACGTAAAACCTTTTTGTTGTGTTTTTTCTTCGCTATTATGAATCCAATTAAACCTTATAACTCCCCTAGCATTCACTATTATATTATTGGGATATAAATTCGTCGGTACCTTCGGTGGAACGTCCTCATAGGTTATTACTGCATAAGGTTTATTCTGTCCTCTGTTGGAATCTATTTCTAGCCATAAACCAACATCATTTTGCCATTGCTGCATAACTGCAAGATATTCAGGAACGTCATAAGAAAACAGGAAGGTTATTTTATTCCACCCCACTGCAACCTTTGAAAGGGTTGCCTCGTAATAAGGATTTTCGATTTTATAATCATATGAATTTCTTGCATAAAAAAACAATTCTATAATAATAACTTTTTTCCCGACTGGTATTTTAGCCCAATCAACCAAGAATACCGCATTATTACCTTTGCCACTACCACCCGTCCCAGGTTCCAACATCCATGATATATATAATTTGTCAGACCTGGCTATTGGTATGAAAAAGTCATCACGGTTATTACTTCTCCATATTTTCACTGGGGGTCTAATATAAGTTCCATCCGCAGAATCCCGTGCGGATGTTAGACTATCTATTATATCTACCGTCTTTTTATAACTAGCCATTTTCTACAACACCCGCCCTTTTATCTTGTCTAATTTGTTCAAACAATCTCACTACATCAGCTACCTGTTGAAGGTCGTCAGCTTGGACGTAGACGTTTACAGTTTGACTACCACTATTTCCATCATACCTAGTTGCATTTGGATTGTATGGATTGCTTTCAGCGGGGACTATAGCTTCGCCTTTATGTACCACTGTCACTTGGTCCTGGACAATGTAATTAGTTCCTACTGCATAACCCCTAGCAGCTGTACCAGATATGTTTTTAGATATATCTCCTAAATTGTTAAGTGCTGCATTAGCTTCTTGCCCTTTACCAAGCAAAATATTTAATTGATGAATGACAGCTGCTATAGCTGCAGCTACCCCCGCGATAATTAAAGCCCATTTAAGAAACCCAAAAAACTTAGTAGTGCCTAAGGCTTTGCTGAATAGTTTGCCTGCTCCTCCTACTGCTTTTAATGCACCTTTAGCAACTTTCATTCCCTCGTTAATATTAGATATTGCTTTAAATATACTTCCTAAGAATATCAATATTGGTCCTATCATAGCTACAATACCAGCAGTTATAACTATAAATTTTTTAGTTTCATCACTTAATCCTGCAAATTTTTCGATTATATTATTTAAAAATTTTATAACAGGTGTTATTAAAGGTAATATTTCCTCTGAAAAACTAGTACCTAATTCTTTTACGCTTTCTTTAAATTTGTTTAATTGCCCCGTTGCAGTACCTGACTCCCTAGCTGTAGTACCAACTGCAATGTTTGTTCTCTCTATTACGAAGTTATATCTTAATTGAACTTTTTCAGCTTCCGTCATATCCGATATTTTTTTTCTTATTCCTTTAGAATATGCATATTCCTGAAGTGTAGCCTGAGTCATATTAATACCAAATCTTCTAAGAGGTTCTGTCTGACCTGTTACGATTGAATTTAATGCTCTAGTTGTTTCATCCACGGTAGTGTCATAAAAATTTGCTAAATCCATAGTTCTTTCAGTTAATGTTTTTGACCATTCTTCCGTGTTTTTCATCGAGATTCCCATTCCCTTAAAGAGTGCCCCAAAATCAGAAACCATCGTAATTGCCGTACTTTTTGCAAGTCCAAAATCTTTAAGGGAATTTTGTGACCATTTTTCTATGCTTCTTGAATTCTCCTCAAACACTACTTCCATCTTGCCCATAGCTTGTTCAAAGTCTGCGCCTAGCTTAAAACTTGCTACTCCTGCCGCTAAAATAGGAGCTGTTAATTTCATTGTCATGTTTTTACCTACATTAGTTGTCTTTTCACTTAGCTCTTTCCATTCCTTAGATGTTTTACCTAAAGTAGTTTTCTGCTTTTCTAGCTCTTGAGTTACCTTATCTAACTGAGCTTTAGTTTGTCCTAGTTTTGCCTCTGCTATTTCAAGACTAGCTGTAGCATTTTGTACTGCTTTAGTATTATTCCCCTGAGCATTTCTTGCTTTTTCTAATTTATCTCTGTAGTTTTCAACTTCCTGTTGCTGTATTTTTATCTTATTGCTTAAATAATCATATTTGGTACCTAATTTGTCTATAGACTTACCGCTTGCTTCTGCTTCGGCACTGGACTTTTTAAATTCTGCGTTTAATACTGCCATCTGCTTTTTAACATTAGGTATGCCGTCTTTAATTTCCTGATAATCGAACTCAAGTCGAATCTGCCTGCGGTAGCCACGAAATGAACTCATATCCATCACCTACTTTCAATAAAAAAAGACCAAATAAAATGGTCTTTTAATCTTTATAATATGATAATCCTAAATCTATAAATTTTTGAGGGATTTTTAACTGTCCTTTTAAATATCGTGATACAGTACTTGGATGAACATTGTACGCTTCTGCACAAGCTTTATAGCTTGCATAAACAATACCACCACCTTATCTTAAAAAATCCCTCATTGAATTTACATATACCGTTTTAGGTTTTCTTTGTATCCCGTTCGCAGCCATTTCCAGTATTCTTATTGTTTTTGCTGTAGTATTTCTGAAAAATTCTTCTTCACTTCTGCCTAATTTAATGCAATAGGCAAAATAAAGAGTTTCCCAAAATGTATTGTCTATTCCATAAGTTGCTTGTTGATCTTCTCTACCTCTTTCAAAAACTTTTTTTTTGAGTTTTCATCAGCAGTAGTCATAAAGTTGTCTATAAGTAAATTTGTTATAGCCTCCATAAGTCCACTTCCACCACCAACTAAGATAGACCTAGCTTCATCCAATGTAATTGTTTTATCAATTACCTTCATTCCTGAATACAATATTTTAGCTATAAAATCATAAGGTTTGTTTTTCAGTTCTGTTTTTATCAATTCATCAATTGAGCCGAATTCTTCTGTAAAAATAATAAAAGCTTCGTTGTTAAACAAAGCTTCCTTAACTGTTCCATCCGCGAATTCCATTTCCAAGGGTTCTATCGGTTTAATCGATACTCTTGCCATTTTTTCACCTCATTTTTGTAAATAAAAAAGCACCCAATTTAATGAGTGCTACTTGAATCTACTTATTTCGTTTAAAAAATCATCAAAATTTTTTATTGTCTCCCATCTTATTTTATTTATATCTTTAAAAGCTATGTCGTAGAATTGAAAATCATCTTTGCTTTCCCCATAATAAGCTCTTACACTTAACAAATCTACAATATCATAATCACCAATAGGTGATAATTTAGGTAATGATGTTTTAGTTAATTCATATAATTCTTTTTCATTTTCTAGGTACTTTTCTACTATTATTCTATTTGAGTTCTTAGAATATTCTACGCTTGCATTAAAAACTTTACTTGCCGTATTCTCTATGAGTTCAATTGCTTGCTTTTCCTTGCTTTTATTGTATGCATATAACGCCAGCCCTAATATGAGAATAACAATGATCATAAATATTAATCCTTTAAATATTTTATTGCTTGTCTTGACTGTTTTGTCCATATGTACCCCCTCCTTTTACTATATTATAACTTATTATAAAAGAAAGGGGTACATACTTTAAGCTTGTGGAGCTGCTATTGCATCTGTAGTTTGTACCTTTTTAAAGAAATCGGTTACCATTTCAGGAGTTACATCTGCATCTTCGCTATCTATAAAAGTATAAAATCTCCCTAAACTATCGTGCTCTATAAAAGTTATTGTGATATTGTCAGTTGAATAATTTATGTTTTCCTCGCTTTGCTTAACAGTTTCTTTAAATGGATCTGCTTTCCCGTATAAGAACCATATCAGCTCTTTTTTCCCACCTGTTTTTTCTACTTCCCAACCCATTGCAAATGGTTTAGGTTCGTCCTTAGATGTTCCACTCTCCACACCACTGTTTACAGTAACTCCTTCCATGTACCTTCGCCATTTACTAGACAATTTATTTTGCGATATTGTTACTTTATAGGCATTTTTCCTTGAAGTTGTATGAGCTATTTTACCATCACCACGCAATTCTCCAGAAGCTACCTCAGGTTCCCTCCCTATTTCCATGGCTCCTGGCATATGCTCTGGGGTACCGAATGTCAACGTGCCTTCTGGCGATTCTGTAATTTCTGCTAAATGCACACTTTTAACGTTTATTTTATATTCCACTCTTAATTACCTCCTTCTCTGAATAATTAAAAATTAGTATCTTGTGATAGTATTGCGTGCTGTTTAAACTATCATCCGAATCCCTTACGCCTCCAGGAGCTAGTCTAAAGCCATTGGATTCCATTAAATTGATTGCTTGTTTAACTATATCTGCATAATCTATAAGAGAAAATATGTCTATTTGTACACTTCCACCGAATTCTTGGCCTTTTCCATCTCCATGAAGTTCGTATCCCTCATTGAAAAAATGATAGCTTATCCCAATTTTACTTGTGCTATCAATCTTTGGTCTTAGCATAAATTGTATTGGTATATTTAAAGGTTCTAGTATGTTGTAAACTGTATCAATCATAGCATCACCTCAATATTTTATCCCACAGTCTATCTATGTTTCCATCCATCCTTGCCAAAGCTCCATCCATAAAGTGCGTAGGCATTGAATGTAAGTTCCCATCATTTACTATATGCCACAAGGTACCTGTTTTTTTGCCACCACCAACACTTACGTACTTATTTCCATATTTATCGGTTTTTATGGCCCTTTTTACATCATCTGCTAAGGCTATTCTTGTTCTATTATTTAGCACCCGTTTATGCCTGTTTAGCTCTGCTATTGCATATTTCTTTAGTTCGTCTCCTGCTTCTTGCAGCATTTCTTTTTCTGCTTTTTCCGCATCTTTTGTTATTTCATCTAGATATATTTGTATGGAATCATCATTTTCATAGCTTACATTATAACCCATATTCATCACTTACCATATGTTTATATTCTTGATCGTTATTTGCGGCTCCTATTATTCCTTCTAAAAATACATTTATTTCTTCGCTTTCACTTGATTTAATTTTATAAGGCATTGCATCACCTCAATAAAAAAGCACTCATAATGAGTGCTTCAAAGATAACATTTAATTCTTCGGTACTGTTTTTTCATCTATTTCCATTATTCTTTTTCTATTTATTCTTACTAGGATATTACCTATCACCACATATGCAAGGGAACCAAAAACTAATATTCTAGCTATAGTAATTCCGAAGTCTCCAAATATAATATTTAAAATTCTAGTTAGTCCTAGCAATAATACTGCAACTATAAATATAATAGCTATTAAACCTAAAAAAGGATTACCAGCTACCATAGATGATTCAAGTATCAAATCTAATAAAAAATTACTAGATTTTCCTTTTAACATAGCTCCAGTCTTATCGTATTTGTTGAAGATTTTTACTGCATTTTTGTTATTCCCCTTTGGTATTACTATAGTTAAAACTAAATCGTTTTCAAAATCCCTGAAGATATTCATCAAACCATCTTCTATTGTGATCTTCTTTACTTCTTCTTTTCTTAATACGGTTTTAGTATCAGTATCTGCATCAAGATATATAATTTTTTCTTCATTAGCATTTAAAATATTACCTTCCCCATCTTTCCATCTAATATCCATAGCGTCTCTCCCCCTTTGCCAACATTATACAATATTGTAGGGGAATATTCTACATATCATGTTTAATTTCATAAGCCCTAATTGCCATATACATCTTATTATTGTCTAGAGGTAATATTCCTTCTATGTTGTATAATTTACCGCCAAATTTAATTCTCATAGTTTCGTCTAAATCTGTTCTATAACGTATTATGAATTCTACATCTATTTTTACATTAGCAGCCCTTGCAGCATAGAAGTTTTTACCTCTTAGGAATCTAGCTTCGGACCAAATAGAACTATAATCTTCATAATCGTCTAATGGTATAACTGGACCCGTAGGTTCTGTTTTCTTTTGAAATATTATTTTTTCTCTTAAATTTGGTGAGTACATGACTATATCACCTCTGTATATTCTTGAGATAATGTTAAGTGATGTTTTAAGCTTATATACGATTCTTGAAATCTTTCTGCTATTTTAGGGTCCTCATACCCAAAGTTAGCCTTGCAATATACCGTTATTGCTCTTTTGATTAATGGATCTGTATCTACAACCTTGTCTTTATTAACTCCACTAAGAATTAAATCAGCTTCTGCAGCTTCTATTAAATCTTGTATTTCAATATCTAAATCATCACTATTTACCCTTAATGCATCTTTTATATCTTGTAGCATTTAATCACCACCATATTAAAAAGAGCGGCATTTAAGCCACTCTTAAGCAAACTTCTTAGTTATAGTTACTAAGGAATTCTTATCTACAACTTTACCATCTACTAACATAATGGCTTTAGTTACTTGATCATCTGTGTCATTGTCTTCATATTTCTTGACAGTTATATTGTAATTTGTGTTCAATACATAGTCTTTAAAGTTAAATAGAAATGCTACAACTGTATCGGTTTCAATAGTAGCTCCAAGGCTTGTCATATAGTCATTTAATGCTACAGTTCTACCTAACAATGTTCTTTCTGGTCTTCCGTTTATGCCATAATTAACTCTAGCAATAGGTTGTTTATTACTATCTACCATACCTATAAATTTCATGAATGTTTTCTTAGTCATGCACCATACGGCTTCTGATTCATAAGCAAGTGGTAAAGCTGCTTCTGCTTCAACTAAAGTTTTATAATCAACATCAGCGCTTGCAGCAATATCTATATTTTGTCCTTCTGGAGCAGTTTCAGTTAAGATACCAGTAGGTTGTCCAGAGCCTGTTCCAGATATAATTGATTGCTCCAATGCTTTTGTCATAGCTTCAGCAATGTTGTTTATTATAGCTGTTTCAAATACACCTAATGTTACTATACTAGTTTCAAACGATACTGATACCGCACATCTTAATTTATAGTAATTGAAAACTACATTGCCTGTAGTCTTCTTTTGCTTATCTGACCCTTTACCCTCTGCGGTCCAAGTTGCAACTGGCTTTACCGTTGATGTAGGAATTGCTAATCCACCTTTATAAGATGTTCTAGTTACTAAAGGTAAAATCATTCCTGTAGATTCTAGTTTTTCTATAATTTTTTCTAATATAGTTGTAGGAATCACAGAGCCTACATCACTTGTAGTTGTGTTTTGGTCTACATTTAGAAACTTTTCAGGGATTGGAGTTCCTTTTACTACATTGTTCATAAATGCTTTTCTGTACTCAATAGAATTGTATATATCTGTTTCAGTTGCTACCGCATTTTTATCTAGAGTATCTACCACTACACCATCAACTCCTTTATCACCTGCTAAATTAGTAATGTCTAATCCTTTAGGATCATTATTTAAAGCATTGAAATTAGCCTGTGTAAGTTTTATTTCTTCCCACTTATTGTCTAACTCCTTTACTTCTTCCATCTTCTTGTCTGCTTCCTTTGCGTTGCCTTTGTCTAAAAACTCTTTTACTTCTACCATCAAAGCATTTCTTTTTTCTTGATATTCTTTAAAATTCATCTTTACACTCTCCTTTTAATTTTAAATAGTTGTATTTTGACATTAAAATATCCGATTCACCATTTTCTGGATTAATCGGACCTTTGACTGTATTTCTTATTTTCTAGACTCTTCTTGGAACATTATTTCATCTACAAATTTATATTCCAAAGCTTTTTCAGGTGTCAACCATGTCTCCTTATTCATCATTTCTAATAAGTCATCTTTCTTCATACCAGTTTTAAGGATATAAGCATTTGCTATTGTGCTGTTATAATTTTTAATTACCTCTGCTTCATGCTCTAAATCTCTATAATCTCCTGATGCTGTACTTGATACATTGTGAATCATTATTTGTGCTGTGGGTGATATTAATGCTTTATCACCTGCCATTGCCACAATACTTGCAGCACTAGCAGCTATTCCTACTATTTTTACTACCTTATTGCCTTTATAATCTTTTAATGCTGTATATATTTCACTACCTGAATATACATCACCCCCGCCACTATTAATCTCAACTTCTACTTCTTCATTATTTAAAGTTTCTAACACTTTTGACACATCATTGGGACAAGTAGAATCCATTTCAAACCAATCATAAATCCATTTCCAATCATTAGGAATTATCGTTCCTTTTATCTTTATCTTCTTTGGCATTTATTCACCTTCTTTCAAACTGCATTGTAGTCTATAACCTTCCAATTCCCAAAGCTTATCCTCTATTCTCTTTTTACATATAGATACTCCTATTTCCTTATTGTAATTTAAGGGGTCTACACAAGCAGAGCTTTCGGTTATAACAAATCCATTTGGGAGTCTCATTGAAACTATAGTTACTTTGTCGAATGATTCCATTATTCGAAATTTGGATTTATTTATTATCTGTTCTATATAATCTTTTGTGATTGTATTTTCCACCTACTCACCTCCTATTCATCTGTAGGTCTAGTATCTAGTCTACGGATATATTCGTCTCCGCCTTCTCTTGGTGCCATATTGAGTATTTCTCTTACTTCATTAGGATTCATGATTCCTCTATCTACATATTGAACTAAATTTAGTTTAGTTTGCATACTAGCAAAGTTTAAGTTAGAACTTTCAAATATGATTTTATTTCCAAATCCTCTTTCCCTGCGTGTGAATAATTTTCTAGTATATTCACTTGCTAATTGCAATGCATCAGGTTCGATTCTGGATTCGTAATAGCTAATCCATTCATCCTCGTTGTAACTTGATTGAACAATTTTTTTATTTGTGTTAAAGAATGAATATATCCTCTCTGTTGTTCTGTCTGTTTGAGCAGCATTTGGTACATAATCTGT